CAAAAACTAAACAGTTATGAATTTGATTTAATCAAACGCATTATGCGATGCCGAAAAAAAGGGCAGTTTGAAGCGGATTTGCAAAGCACAAAAGTATTAATTGATTTGTATTTAAATGAATATGAAACAGACAAAAAATCAGATTAAAGGGTACAATAGTTTTAAAGAGTACAAAGATTTAATTAGTAAAAAACATCATTTAAAAAACATAAAATTTAAAATAATAGACGAATTCATCGTTATAAACTCAAAAATAAACAAAATTATGAACACAATAAACAACACACAGGTCAACGTAAAGGATCTTACAATTCAAGAAATTCAAGAACTAGCAGAAGGATTGCCAATTTGGAAAAATCAAAGATCATTGGTTAAAAGTGATTTGGAATGCTATTTTACAAAGTTCGAAAGTGATAACGAATTTTATGTTCGTGTTTTTTCCAAAACAAAGTTAACCGTAACCTTTGATGAATTTTTAAAATTAAAAGCCTTATGAATCCAAAGAAAAAACACCAACTAATGCATCAGCTAGTTTGCATTAAAATGATTGAATTAGAGATTTACGACCAGTTAAAACCTACTTCAAAGGAGATGCTGCAACAAATAAAGTTTTGCGAGGATTTTATAAACTCAATTTCTTCTACATCAACGGTTCAAAAAACAACGTATTTTAACGATATGGTTAAAAAAATAGAGACAATAATTAGGAAGGATTTTGACGAAACAATGTAATAATTCACTATCTTTGTTGTTTCATAGTTTAATTTTTTTGTTTTTAAAGTTAGAAAGCCAGTCAGAAATGATTGGCTTTTTTTGTTTAAATTTGCAAATGAAAGTTCGTTGATTTATTTTTGAATGTAATAAGACCCGAGTTCGACTCTCGGCATCTCCACAAATAGACCGTGTATCTGTTGGTTTGGTAAGCCGATATATAAATTACCAATTTGGGGATGACTGGTTTTGATTAGTGCAATAGTAGGATTTAATGAGAGCAATCAAAAAATAACCGACAAAGTTATTAATCTTTTTGCACAGCCGTTAAGAATGGCATCGTAAAACGTTCAAAGTACGAAAACTTAAAACCACCATTGATCTGGTGGTTTTTTTATTTTAAACTTTAACACTGAATTAACATTTTGGAACATTTTTGTTCCTTATATTTGTACCAGAGTTAAGGAAGTGATTTACACGGCAAACTTAAACAAATAGAAATTATGACAATTCAAGAAAAATTAAACAGAAAAGGATACAATCTGGTAGCAAGTTACAATAACGGTGTTAGAGTAGGGTATTTCGCAAACAGTAGAAATTACAACGAGAAAACAAGAATCTACAAAACACAAACCGAAGTTTTAAACGCAATCAATTAACATGACCCCTAACGAGAAAATAAACAACCTGACCACTACATTAGGAATGTCAGGTAAAAGAGCCGCAGAAGTAATAGGAATGGATTACAGATCATATCGTAAACGAAAATGCAAAACACGAAATGAAGTTTTTAGCGAAGAAAATTATTTAACATTATTAAAATTTACAGAATCATGGAAAAATTAGAATTAAAACATTTAGCAGGTTATTTGCCTTATAAATTAAAAATTAGATTTTTTAAAAACGAAGAAATTTTATTTGTAGAAGATTTGTTTTTAAATGGAGAAGTTTTGGATTATGTGCTAATTCCTAGTAAGTACAATCATTATAAACCAATCCTTCATCCGCTTTCTGACCTTACAAATGAAATTACAATTGATGAAATTACGTTTGTACCTATTGAATACAACGCATTTAAGCACGATATTGAAGCCATTATTGAATTTCAAAACGGATTTATACATTACAAAGGTGTAAAATATGGAATAATTGAAAGATTACTTGAGTGGCATTTTGATGTTTACGGACTTATTAACAAAGGACTAGCAATTGACATTAACACATTGAAATAATGCGAACGATAAAATTTAGAGGATTAAGAGTTGACGGTAAAGGGTGGGTTTATGGGCATTATTATGATGACGAGATTCAATCTTTTATTATTTCTGGAATAAATACTTACGAAGTGATCCCCAAATCAGTAGGTCAATTTACAGGCAAACTTACGAGCAATCATTTGGAAATTTACGCGGGGGATTTCATATTGCCTTACATCGGTTTTATTCCTAAAGAGGTAAATTGGAACGAAAAAGAGTGTAGCTGGTACTTTGGAATTAAACCACTTGAATATTTGCAGTTTTTAGACAAAATAATCGGAAATATTCACGAAAAGTAAAAAGTATTTGTTATATTTGCATCAGTAATAAGCGGTAGATAATTTTACCGCTTTTATTAGAGTTAAAAAATTAACATTATTAACCAATTATGAAAAAAGAAATTAGGCAGGATTTATATACTCAAACGGAATACGCAAAGAAAATTTGCAAGTCCGTTCCTTATGTACATAAATTAATTAAAGAACAAAAAGTAAACACTGTAACGGTAAATGGTGCAATATTAATCAAAGCTTAATTTTTAGCTAAAAAAAGTAAAAAAAGTTAACCAATAAAAAAATAATATGACAAAGTTTTTAAAATTAAAGAAAAACAAAGGCTTTCAGTTTAGTGAAGATCAAAGTATGGAATTTAAAGAGTTTTTTGATTACGTTTTTGAGCGTAAAAACACTCTATTTTTTGTTTACTGTGATAATTTTACTGTAAAGCAAAAAGAAAATATTGAAAAAAATGTACTCAATTACTATGTAGATCAAAAAGGATGGAATAAAGTAATATTTTTAAAACAATTGTAATGCAAAAAACAAAAATTAATCTTAATCCAGAACAGCTTAAACTAAAATCAATATTATTTAAATGGGTTACTTATAATAAAAATGGTTATTTTGGTGTTTTAGGCGCTGGAGGAACTGGTAAAACTACTGTAATATGTTCAGCATTAAAAAACTATAAAGATTCAATAGTTTATTTAGGTGCAACTAATAAAGTTATCGGAGTTTTAAAAAATGGTCTTGAAAATAACGGAATTAAAAATGCTAAAATAAAAACTATTGATTCTTTTTTAGGATTTAAAATTACAAAAGATTTTGAAAATAAAAGTAAAATTTCTTTTAGGCTTCCAAGTCCAAAAAATACTCCTTCACTTTTAGTAATTGATGAAGTTTCTATGATTACTAAACAAAAATTTGAGCAATTAAAACTTTTGGAAAAATATTGCAAAATTATTTTGATTGGAGATAATATGCAATTACCACCTATTGAAGACATTAATTTAAACGAAATTAGAGACGTAAACGGATTTAAAGTCAGCAGCATCTTTACAAAAATTAATGAAAAAAATAGTTTTACCTTAACAATTCAAAACAGGCAAAATGTTGATTCAGAAATGGGAAAATTAGTTTCAGATTTTAGAAATCACATGGATAAATTTATTAGTCCAAAACTAATGGCTACCAAAAAAAATAACGGAGTAGATGTTTTTTTTTACAAAACAAATGACGTCTCTTTAAAAGAAATAATTAAAAAAGAAAACCCAGTTGCCGTTTGTTTTAAAAATTTAACGGTACTTTCTTTAAATTGGCTAATTGGTTCTACAAAATCAATGCGTAAAGATTACCGATTGAATGAAATAAATGTAGGAGATAGCTTAATGTTTGACCAATTTTATGTAGACAAAAACAAAACAACCTTTTACACTTCTAACATTGTTGAAGTGGTAAAAATTTCAAAAGAAATTGAAGAACTTTTTTTTATAAAAGAAAAAATAATAAAAAAAATAATTTATAAAGAATTGCAAGTTTTAACGGACGAAGACGAATATAAAAGTATTCGCATAATTTTTGGCGGACTTTACGGCAAAAATGGTGGCGGGGTGTCATCTAGTGTTTACGGTCAAAGAACTACTTATAAAAAACATATTTTGGAAAATAAAAACGTAATTGAAAATAAAATTTATTTATCCGACTTAAATACTAGATTTTCAGATTATCAAAACTCATTTGCTAAATTAAAACGCCCTTACGCTATTACGTGCCACAAGGCGCAAGGTTCAACTTATAAGAATGTAATTATACCCGTTTATGATTTTTACGCCTTAAATCACAAGGATGCAAACCAGTTACTTTATGTAGCAATGTCCAGAGCTAAAAGCAAAATAATATTTATTGATAAATCAGAACAGTTTGACGAAACAAGCAAAAGGCACTCATTTAGTGAATTTGAAAAAAACGCAATTTGTTCTATTTTTGATTATAAATGTGCTAAATGTGAAATTGATTTAGTTGAGCGAGATTATAATATTGATCACATTTTACCTATTGCAAACGGAGGTAAAAATTCAGTAGAAAATTTGCAATCTCTTTGCGTAAAATGCCACAAAAATAAAACAGGATTTGAAGTTTATAAATCAAAAAAAAATTAAAATGAAATTAAAAGAAGCAATTAAAAGAATAGGGTTTACAATTTCAAATACAAATAAACCAAACGAAAACGATGCAGAAGCTTACAATATTATTTTAGAGCATTTGCAAAAATCAGAAAAAGAAACAATAAATAAAAATTTACTTTTTGCAAAACTTTATACTTTTTTGCTAGAAAATTTAGTTACAAATTACAATGATGTTACTTTTGCAAATAAAGAGCTTAATAAAATTTTATCAGAACCGATAAATTTAAGAGTTGAATTTTTACTTATGCGTTTAAAGCATTCGGAACTTACAAAAATAGTGTCGGACCCGATATTGTTGAGCAAAAGTCCAGAAGATGTTTTGCAGAAATTAAAAGAATATCCAAAATTAGCAAAAGAATTTATACATCTTTGGGATTATTGGGATAAAGACAATGTTGTTTCGCATTTAAACACAAATATAAATTTATCAATTCAAAACTTTAAAAACAATGTATGAACCAATTAAAATCGAAAATAGAAGATTAGAAATTGTTGAAGTTGATAAAAAAATTACAATTGAGGAAATTAATAAGTTTAAAATTGATATCAATGAGGAAATCCCACTACCTGAAATTATACTTTCTGTTTGCGACCCAAACGGTCAGAACAAAAGGATGGTAATGACAAGGCAAAACATTAGTTGCATAACGGCTCAAGCAAAGGTTGGTAAATCTTTTTTAACAAAGCTAATAATTTCGGCTTGTTTACAAAAGCAAACCTTTCAAAATAGGTTGCATTCAGAAATGCCAGATGGTAAAGATAAAATTTTATACATTGACACAGAACAATCAAAATTTCACGTTCAATTAGGACTTAAACAAATTAGATCGCTAGTCCCTAACTTTGAGAATGAAAGCCACAGAATAGATGTTTATCAGTTTGATGCAGTAAGTACCGCTACACGTTACGAATTTGTAAAAGAACTAATTTATTCAAAAAAATATTCATTAGTAATTTTAGATGGTATTTCTGATTTAAGCATTGATACAAACGATTTAAAACTTGCTGATAAATTAGTAACCGACTTGAGAATATGGGCGACTGAATGCGATTTGCACATTATAAACATCATCCACTTAAACCCTGGAGATTTATCACACAAAATGAAAGGTCATTTAGGGACGAAATTAGCCGATAAAAGCGAAACCGTACTTGGTATATCAATTGACAAAGATAATCCCGCAAATCGCATTGTACAGTCTTTAGCGAGCCGAAACAGAAAGTCGGACCCGTTTGTTTTTGAAATAACAGAAGAAGGCAACCCTAATATAGTAGATTGTGAATTTGATATGGTCTATAATTCAAGACCAGTTACAAAATCTGAAACTTTAAAAAGAAAGGCAGTAGAAATATTATCAGAAGCGTTTTTAAATTCAGAAAGTATAGGAATTGGGTACACTGAATTAGTAGATAGACTTAAAAGAGCTTATTTGAAAATTAATACTGAAACAATAGGGGATGGATTAATAAAGAAATTCATTGTAGAACAAAAGGAATTATCTAAAATTGAACTAAATGTAACCTCAAATAAGTATATTCAATGTTAAAAAATTATGTTAAAAAGTGGTTCGGTCTATATCGAACCATTAGACCAAACTACCAAACTGGTTCGGTGGTTCGGTTCGCCTATATATAAGGCGAACGAACCAACTAAACGAACCA